GGCGGAGCTATCGGCGTCTGTGCGTCGGCCGCTGCCACTTCCGGTATTGCCTCGCCCGAGGTTGTTAAAGGTGGCTGTGGCTGTGGCTGCGCTGCGCCCCGCTTTCTTCCCATTACGCCCGCAATCCCCCTTTGTGCGGATCCCTGAAAGCCTGGTGTGCCTACTTTTCCCCTGGCTTTCTTCATCGCGCCGAGTGTTCTGCCTGGTCTGAATTCGCCGGTTGATACGTCGCCGCCGCGTTGGCCTCTCATCCGGCCGCCCGCTCGAGCGCCCATAACATTACTTAGTTGTTTTTTTAGTCGTGGCATTGGTTTTAATCTCCGATCGGTTTTGCGCTCCCTCGCGCTTTGATTTTTCAACGTCACTCAGGACTTTGGCCCTTTCGATCTGCCGGCCGGCTGCCGCGTCGGTCTTTTTAAAGTCTAATTCCTCGTCGGCCAGCTCGACCGAGCTCTCAATGGCCATTGTTTCGGCCTCGATCTTCTCGACTTCGGCGCCGGTTTTATCGGCCTCGACTTCCGTTTTCATGCCTTTGTCGACGGCCTCGGCCTCGACTTTGGCCGCCTGGCCCTCTTTCAATCTCATTTCGATCATCTGAAAAGCCTCTAACAGTTCTTTCTCGCGCTGCTGTTCCTCGGCTTTGGCCTGTTCCTCTGCCACTACTTCTGGATCCTGGGGATCCTTGCTCGGATCTTTTTGACCGGTGATCTCGCGGATCCGCGCCACTAAGGTTTCTTTCAAGGGCACATCGGACATATCCACCACAATATCAAGCAGGCTCATGGCCAGCTCCGGCGGTAGTTTCTCGATCATGCTCATTAATTGCTCAAAGGCTGCCTGCCTCATGGTCGCGGTATAGTTCTGGCTATCGATAACGAAATCCGCCTGGCTGGCTGTAATATCGTTGGTCATTTCGCCGGTTTCCGGATCCTCGTAATTAAGATCTATGAAATCCCATTGGTTCGGCGCTCCCTGGATCCGGATTGTTTTCTCATCAGAATAGAATTGCTCGACCAGGCTCAATTTGAGCTCGCCTACCAGCTGAAAGGCTAACCGGAGATTGTCAAACATGGTCATGGTCAAGGTGGTGCCGAGCTCCTGGCGGGCTGTGATCGCTCGGCCTGATACCGCGTTTGTCTGCCGGCCCATCATTTCATCACTAACGCCGCCGGTCCGCTCGATATATTCGGCGTCTTGATTCATCAGCATAATGTGTTCGCCGGCCAGCTGTGTGTCGGTCTGGAAATCAAAGCGGGTGCCTTGCTTGACGCGGATCAATCCGTCTGGCCTATCGACTTCGGCCTTAATATCATCCCAATCGTCGGTTGCGTTTTCATCGGCTACAACCTGGCGCGTGTTTAGAATATGCAGGGCTTTGGATCTGCGCTTGTTTAGATCTTCCTGGGGATCGCGCAGCTGGCGGATCATTCCATAAGGTGAGTTGTCGGTCTTTTTTCTGTGGGCCCAAATAGGAACAAAAGGAAAGCGGTTGTGATTGTATGGCGTCGGTCCATCGTGCAAAACGCCTCGGCTGCAAAAGATCATTACTCTGACGCCCATTCGAATGGCATCTATCGTGCTGGCCAGGCCCTCGTTGACAAGCGCAACATGATTTTCATTCTTCTCATCAAACATGATGCCATTTAAGGTGCCGATCTCGCGGCCTTTCATTACCTTGCCGCGCATAGGCTCTTTGTACCAGGCCTCGATCAATCTGACTCGGTTTCTCGACCAGGTTGTAATGCCGGTATCTCCGGACAGCTCGAGCGCAAAGCCGGCCTCGCCCTCGACCGGATCCACATCGATCTGTTGATCTTCCTCTTGCCAGTACAGATCATCTTTTTGCACTGCCAGCTTGACCACTCCTATCCGCTTTGGAAACATCGAGGCCGCTATATCGAAATCCACCCATTTAGATCTAAAAAGATAACGCGCATCTGAATAGTCCGGCTCAACGTGCAGGCTATCCCACCAAATATTACGCCAATCTTCCCATCTGACAAATACCGGCTCATCGTCAATATCGGATTTAACGCCGGCCTCGAGCCATCCCACTCCGGACTTGACCGAATCTTCAAAGGCCCTCGAGCGGTGAAAGGCCTCCTTGCTCACATCGGATACATATTTCAAGATCTTGGTTTTGGTTTCCGCCAGTGGCCGATCCTCTTTGCCTCGAGGCAATACCATATAATCCATGCGGGTGCGTTTCTCGGTGCCGATAACCCAATCACAAGTAGGCTTGATCTGATTAAAGACGGTGGCCTTTTGGCCTCTGCCTTTGAGCTCGGTCTTATCGTCTTCCTCCCATTGATCGCCATCATAAAACTTGTGGTCTTTCATTTGCTCGATCCGGAAATCACCATGCAGCTGGCGCTCGCGCTTATACCAGCCATTAAGGCGCCGGTATCGAGTCAAGATCACTTCATCGAAATCATAGGGATGCTTGGCCAGGTCGCGGGTTTCCGCATCGGTAAAGCCCGCGAGTGCTAATTCTTCTCCCTGGGATAGGCCTTGATTGTATCCGTAGTCCGGATCATTAAACCGGTCGGGCTCAACTGCCGGAGTATTGCTTATATCCGCCATCGGTATCTTCCTTTATTTCATGCGTGAATTTCTCGCCGGCTGCTACCACTTCTACCTCTACCACTCCTTGCCTTTCGGGTGTTAGGGGTGGCATCTTAATGAGATCATCGATCCTCGATTGAATGGCAGCCGCAATATCCGCGAGTTTACGCGAATCGGGCACTCCCATGTCAAATAGAGCGTGGATCTGGTTGCCTACCCTAAACAAATGTTCCTCAAACGTGGCGTTATGGTCCTCTGACCACTCATGCAGCTGGCCCATACTCACTAAAAACCGGTTATTCGATCGGCGCTCATGCTTTGGCTTGACCATGATAACCGGCTGGCCTTTGTAATATCCGAGCTCTGTTGCTATCTCTGCCATCTTTAATAAATTCCTTTCACGGCCAATAAGCCATCATCCTTAATGGCGCTGGTGGTTTCCTTGATCTTGGGCACTATCCGAATTGAAATGATCGCTGATACCTTTTTCAAATTGCCAGGGGTGCCGATCGGAATATCAACCGCGTGGCTAATCTCATTCGACCAGCCTCCGCAATCGGTAGTATCATCCGGACCTATGCAGGCCCGCAATTTCATATACTTGGTAACGGTTTCCCCTGGGGTGCCGGTATAGATAATATCGGCGTCGCCCTGGTAGGTATCTGGATTAGTTGATACTGGATTGCTTTTAGCAATATCGATAAATTGAGTGTAGCCGGCGCCTGGTCCGGTGCCGACTCCGAGCTGCCAGCGGGTCATTACGCTAAATGTTTCGGTGTCTTGCTCCCATTCTAAGCCAATCGTTTGGTTCGAATCGGCCGCGCCAGCTGGTAAGACAAACAGACCGACAAATAATACCGCGATAATAAATGCTAAAAATTTCATGGCATCCTCCCTTTAGACGCTCATAGCTGTGCGCCGTTTGCGTTTCCATTTTTCGGATCCGCGCTTTTTAGGTTTGTTGCCCACCAGGCGGACCATGACATATTGAAAGGCGTCGTGGATATGTGCAAATCGGTTCTTTTCCGCCTTATCGAAAAACTCGCCGGTGTTCATTATCTCTTTGTAATGATAACCGCCTAAGAATCCATTGAGCAGCCTGGTACAGGTCGGATCTATCAAACAGCCATCGATCCTGGCCAGGATGCTATCGACCGCCTGAGTGCGAGCTGTAAAGTTTTGCTCCGAGCTCTCAACGGTGATACCTTCCTCGCCCATCAGTATTTGATTGCTGGTGAATCCGCCCTCCTTCTTTGAAAACTTGGCCGCGCCGGCCGGATCCCCATAGTCCACCCAATCGGCATTAGGAAATCGCTTGTTACATTCTTCTTTCACCCATTTGGAAAAATCAACGATGCCCATCTTATCGTGACAGAATTCTTTTAAAACTTGGTAGCGCAGGGGTGAAGGGTTATAAACGACGACGGCTGCCGGCACGTTTCCGGAGTTATCCCATCCTCGATACAGTGTGCCAGGGCCCACCCATACAAGCGGAGCTCTCGCCTGGTGCAGATCCCGCCGGAAATTATAATATACCAGCTTGCCTTTGACTAAGACGCCAGGCTTGCCGTCGATATACATTTCGATCCAATCCGGAGTATCTTTATAGTCCAGCATTAGATCGTTGTAATAGCCAGGCCGCAGATACTTTTCGTTTTCTCGCGGGGGCTGCCAGAATCCTTCATGGTTTGCCAGGGGCTCTATTTCCGGTATGGGCCCTGGCACTTCGTTTTGCCAGGCGAATTGGTGATAGGTGGGCATCTCAATATCGGGGGGGTTGGTGGTTTCGAGGCCAAAACGAGGCAGGGGGAATGTTTCGTTTCCATCGATGATCCACTCCGGCGGGACCGCGCCAAACTTCTGCTTGTACCACTCGACGGCCTTTTTCATCTTTGGATAGCGGCCGATCCTGTTTTTGAGCATACGCTTGATCGAGTCGGCCACTTCGATTGACTCATCGATCCAATAGCCAGTTACCTCGAGGCTCTTAAACTTCTTAACGTCTTGCTCTCGATCGCATGATCTAAAAAGGAGTGTTACGGTGGGGCCGTCCGGATGCTTGATCGTGTACTTTTGCTCTTGCTTTAGAAATGCGCCGAATGGGAACCACTCAAAGATGGTTGTTTGCGTAGTATCTCGGAGCTCGGCATAGGTATTGCGGACAACAACAAACTTGGTCTGTTTGATATTGAAATGCTTGAATAGATGCCAGGGGATAAGGTTGCACACTTCCCAGGCTGCGCCGGTGGTTTTGCCTGATCCGACCGGACCGACTATGGCGCGTAAAGGGGCTCCCGACTTATGAAATTGCCTAATCGTCGGAATGGCATCGTATGTGACCTTTTCCTCATTGGTTTCGTAGCTGTGTTGAGCTAATGCCAAATTTCAATCTCCGCATTGGCTTATCCTCTCCTTTTGCTTTGCCGGCCTCCTGGCCGGTATAGTTCATCAAATGGGATCCGCTCGGCCGTACACACATAATAATCAGTGCCATCGATCTTGACCGGTTTGATCTTCGACCATGCAGATCCCCATCGTTGCGCATCTTCAATTTGCGATAGGCTTAACTTGTCCTCATAGATATGGACGCCATCATATTGGCCCAGGGCGCCGGTGAAAAGCGGATTAGGGTAGGCCGCTGCCGGCGCCTTTTCTGCTGCCGCCACCAGGACCGCCGGCGCCATGACGGCCGCAGCTGCCCCGATACCGATCTGCTTTAGAAATTTCCGCCTTGTAATTTTCATGTAATTATCAAGCGATTTACTTAAATTGGGCTATTTGGGTGAAATCACCCACAAAACGGGCTCGCCATTTGCTCGAGGATCGATGATCTCGGACCACCCAGGGGTATGAGTACCAGGATATTAGGCGCTTTTGATCTGTGCCATGCCGGCATCGACCGGTTTCTCTAAGTCGCCTATAATGTAGTAGGTGATCTTTTCGACTCCGGATCCGTCGCCATCGAGGCCGTAAGTTTGCCTTTGCAGGGGCACTATCTTATCAACCACATAGGCCACTGTTCGCAAAAGATTGTTGCGCTCTTTCAATGCCAGCTGCGCAGCCATGACGATATTTTTCTTGACTCGATCGCCGCCTGCCAGCTTGGCCATGATGCCGCTCGAGCTCTTTAAATCTTCGACGGTTACATCTATCTGTTGCAAGATTTTGGAAAATAAAATCTTGTGAGCTCCCACCACTCCCGCGCCTACCTCGCCATAGCTCTCGATGGACTCATCATAGTTATCGGGTGTAACCGCATGCTGTAACTCAGCCTCGAGTAGCTTGTGGTTGACCGAATTTTTAACATCGGTGGCCAGCTTGCGCGTTAATCCGAGGCCATCCATGTGTTTCATTATGGCCTGGCGGGTCGGTCCATAAGCCCTTGAAATCGCTGCAACACTTAGCTGGCCGAGCTGGTACTCATTCTCAACCTTTTGCCAAATCTTAACCGGATAACCGTTGCCGTTAGCCTGGCCGTTTTTCTTCTCTTGTGACATTTCGATTATGCCTCATTAGGATCCTGGTGAGTTGCACCTGTAACCTAAACCTGGTTTTTTGAACGATGCCCAATCCACCAAAAGGTATCATGTAAATATTTAATCTTGCAATAATATTTTCATCCAGGGCGCCGTCCGCGATCAATTTTTGGCCTGTAACCTTAAAATATTGGTGTAACTCATGCGGT